TAGTCGCGCCAGATACTGGAAGACTTGATCCACCAGCACTATAAACGAAGAGCACTCCACCCTCATAGTCTACCCAGTAGTCACCAGCTTGCTGAATGCCACTCATAGTTGACTTCTCTGTTACAAGCAGAGTAGTAGAACTACAAACGAAGGTGGTTCGTCCAGTATTAGTAGCTACCGGAAAATACTCTAGAGGATTAGCAGCTACAGGATAAGTATCAAGACAAGGTAAGAAACCAGTAGTCTTGTCATATCGTGCAGTAGCCTGAATGTAGGTCCGAGTACGCCAACCATTAGTAGTTCCAAGAGTAATCGCAGAAGCCGCCCAGGTGGTACCTAGTGCCTCAGTTGCAGCCTGTCCGGGGACAAGCGGGAGCTTGAGGACGTAGTCGCAAAGGACTGTTACCTGATGCTGCATATTGTAGTTGTGGAATGTGAAGTCTGCGGGGTTATGCCCGTCTCCACCTGGATGCTGTAGATAAGCAAAAGGAGCTACGCCGATAGCGTAATCAGCCGGCTCCCAAGCAATACCCTGGCGGCCCATAAACCCATAAGTTGAACCATTGATGTCGCTTAGGGTATAGGCAGTTGCAGTTTCACAGGCTGCGCCAGTTGTAATATCAATAGTACCCGCAGCAATATCGTTAGCTGTATAGGTAACGGTTGTTGAAGCAGCTACACCATCGGCATACTGACCTGGCATTACAAACCCGTCTTGGTCTAGAGCAACAATCTTGCCTGGCATTACTACAATCCAGTTCTCGAAATGCTTGTCCCAGAATTGAACGGGAAGCCACTTAGCGGGCTGGAACTCGAAAGAGGGCCGCTCGCCTTCACAATGCTCTACATCCGGAATTGCGTTTCCGACATGATCCCATGGCTTGTGATTGCCAGAGTACTGACCTGCTGAATTAAAAGTCATCTAGGTTCCTCCTGTTAGGACTTATCATCCTGAATTGCATTAAAAGGGTTGTCTCGTGGAATCCAACCTTGGTTCTTTGCGTGTGCTAGAAACTGTTCTGCTCGATCCACTGAACGAAATCTTTCTTCAATATACTTGTCTCGAACATTTCTAACCATATTGATGTCGTATTTCTTTGTTTCACCAGTTGGCCCACCGGTGTTATTGATAACTAGTGTTGGGTCATCAATAACCGCATCTACACTTCCCACCAGACCAGATTTGATTTTCGCACTAATTTCAAGACAGTCAACCTTGTCGGTGTAATCTTTCAAGATTACTTCGCATTCATCTAGTGTCTTAGCACTAAATTCATCAGTGAATACGGCGGCTTCTACTGTCTCACCAGATAACTTGCGATAATCCATAATTCTTGCAAGCTTCTGATTCTTCAGGTCCTCTACAGAAGAAGCAAGCGAATCGTTCAGATTTTCGATGTCAGACTGAAGATCAGCAATCTGCTTTTGAGCATCGGCGAGTTTAGCCTCAGTCTCAGCGTCAGTTACTACCTCTTCCTTAACATCTGTTCCCCGCTCAGTCATAGCACTGCGAAGACCAGCTAACATCTGAACCAGCTCGTCATCCACATAGGCATCAAAATAATCCAGGTTAAACTGACCAGGGTCAACTTCATCATTCTTAGATTCGCTCCCACAGCCAAGTCTCTTGCCCTTGCGCTCTACACAAGCAAGGATGCGACTCTTATCGCCCTCGCCCTTATATCGTCCTATAAGGCGCTTAGCAGCGGTGTAGTGAGCACAGTCTGGAACCGGGAAGCTTCTATCAGGGCCACAGAATGTAGAACCAGAAAGAGCCTTACGCTTCTCGGATGAAAGCTTGGCATCTAGTACCATTTCAGAAAGAATGGCGCGCTCTTCATCAGTGGTGGCATCTTCAACTACACCAAATAGGTATTCAGCATATTGCCTTCCCTCTACCTCGTCCTCGCCAACTATTTCAGCATAGGAGTCGCCAAAGAAGTCTTTTACAAGATCAGATTCGACTACTGGAGGAGTCTCCTTGAATAGTTCATCAGCAGTAGAGAAGAATACATTCTCTCCATCTGCTTCCTTGTCCAAGAGAATATTTTGTGCCTGGACATGATCGAGAACCTTCTGAGCCATAATCTTGGCCTCAGGATCTTCTAGCTTATCATTTCTCTTTTGAAGCAGAGAAACTGCGTCCTCTAATGTGATTACCAACATTGACTTCTCCTCCTCGGAAAAACTATCGCAAATCAAAATTGCTTCGCGTGGCTTACTTTCGTCAGCATCCAGCTCAACATAATCCATAACCCCATCGCGATTGATTCCTATTACTCGAGATAGTGTGTCTGCGGGCTTATTAACAAATGAATATTCGTCATAAACAAACTGGCCGGCGATTAGCACACACTTCTTGCCATCGAACTCATCATACGATCTACCAGGGCGATGCTCACATGGCCCCTCTTCTCCTGCCCAATCCTGCTTACAAAGAGAGCAAACAGCACTATCAGTTGAAGCACCAACAGATCCTGTCATATAGCGCCCATCAAGAATCTTCTGGATAGCATCGGGGTCTGTGATGTCTACAACAATCTCAATATATCCAAGTCCTGGATAGTTAGGATCATCCGCGAGGGCGTCATTAATAAAGTGATCACATGCTACATTAATAGACTCCTTACGAGTTAACTTACCATCAACGAAGGCATCTAGCAGACTATCGCTGATAACCTTTACCTCATCCGCCACCTTCCCATTATAGGAATCACGAAATCCATTTGATATATCTACATATCGGGAGTCACAAACTCTGCCAATAGCGTCTTCATGATCGTCGTGATGGACCAGGATAGGTTTTGGGTATTGCTCAGTCCAAGAGGCAGTACTTGCTCTCATTCGATCTGGAAGATAAAAACTGTTATTACGAGTTACCCTACCAGAGTGAGTCGCAGCAATAGTTACTCTCAGACCTGGACCAGTAGTAGGCTGAGCCTGAAAGAAGTCCTTGACCTCATCAGAGACCTGTGGGGTAAACGCAATATTATCAAAGAATCGAACAAAGTTAGCCATTTGTATTATGCTCCTATTTTTTAGTCTTTATGACCTTCATTGTGCATTTGCAACCTGGATGAAGTGGAACAACACTACCTATATCTAAATAAGCCACATCCATTATTCTACTTGCGGCTGCCTTGCATCTATCACAAGCATCTCTTTCGGCTTCAATAACAACTGTCGTCTCTTCTGTAAACCGTAATCCTATAATGCGACCGAAGTTGTATGCTTTGCGAATCTCTACGTCATAAATAAAATCAGCGCGGTATTTTGTTGCGTCAAAGGCTATGTGAGTTTCAGCGGTCAGAAACCGTTGCACTTCCTGGAGTTTAACACCTGCAGCTCCAGCGTCAATGCGGCGTCTAATTAGTTGAATAGTTTGGGTTGCCAATCTTTCGACAACCCGGCTGATTCGATCAGCAACTACCTTGCGAGCATTTGAAAGTATTTCAATAGCTTCCCCTGCTCTTACTCCAGTCTGATCATTAAATCCCTTAATTAACTCAGCGGATGCTTGGGAGATTAGTTTGTTAGAGGTATGGGCGGCCCAAGTCCGTGCATGAGAGAGAAGCAGATCGGTAGTGAAGACTTGCCTCTCTTCGAATCCACGCAACACACGCTCAGTTGTTTCTTGCTCAAACTGACTAAATGCAGAAGCAAGATAGTGATCTTTCTTTGCCACCTTGGGTGCTGGACGAGCCTTCATTACAGCAATCTTAGTCTTGCGATCTTCTTCTGCCTCTACAGCAGTTGACTTATCCTTCTCAGACTGCGCCTTAGAAACCTGCTCTCCAGTGAGGGCCGTAGATCTACTCTCTGCCGCCTGCTGGGCAGCGAGGCTATATGGCTCATCTACTGCCTGGATCAGTTTGCTTGGCTCATCAAACAACTTCCAATAGGTATTATGCCACTCTGGATATTTGGTTGGGTCTTGATCGTGTGGATCTTCAGGAACCTGGATTGGGTCCTTACCAAACTCTGCCCTTAGCTCATCCCATGTAATAGCATTAGCCTCAAACATCTCTGCGGCATGCTTCTCAAGCTCCATCTTGTTTTGAATATCTATTTCTTTAAACTTAAGATGAACAAGGTTCTTCTCTTCTAGAACAGACTTGCCAAAGGTTGATTCTAGCAACAGTTCAGCAACAACAAGCTGGTCCCACTGGACCTCTAAGCAATCCTGTATTTCCTTTACAGTATCAACAAGAGCGCGCGACATCGTCTGTGCGGTC